TATAGAAATGATAGATGCAGACTATTTATTTACTCATGTAAGAGGCGAGATACCTCCTCATGTTATGCCCGAAGTAGAACTAGACAGATTTGATAGGTATAAATTGGTTTTTGCAGGAGACTTACATGCTCACGAGAATACTCAACGAAATATTGTGTACCCAGGCAGTCCGATGACTACATCTTTTCATAGAAATGAAGTAACAACAGGTTACTTAGTAATTGATACCAATACCGATTGGGTTTGGACATGGCATGAATTTGATTTACCACAATTAATCAGAAAGACTGTTACCAACCCCGATGATATGGTACAAACAGACTTTCATCATACAATCTATGAACTAGAAGGAGATGTACAAGATTTGGCACAAGTTAAAAACTCCGATCTACTTGATAAAAAAGTCGTTAAGCGAGAGACAGAGGCAACTCTATCGTTAACAAACGAGATGTCTATTGCTGACGAACTAAGTGTGTATCTAAAAGAGATTCTATCTCTTGATGATATGAAAACAAGAAAATTAATGGGAGTGTTTAATGATTATTCTACAAAAACTGAAATGGGATAATTGCTTCTCTTATGGGGCAAATAATGAGATGGATCTATCATCAGATACACTCACACAATTAGTTGGTACAAATGGTGTAGGTAAATCATCTATACCATTAATACTAGAAGAAATACTATTCAACAAAAATAGTAAGAATGTTAAGAAAGCGGATATTGCAAATAGATATGTTAACAAAGGATATGATATTAGTCTTGACTTTACTGTGGACACTGACGTATACAACATTACTGTTATACGGCGTGGTACACTCAAATGTAAGCTAACAAAGAATGGTGAGGATATATCTTCACACACAGCTTCTAATACTTACAAAACCTTGGGCGATGTCTTAGGTATTGACTTTAAAACTTTTTCACAGCTAGTGTATCAAAACACTAATGCATCATTGCAGTTTTTAACTGCTACAGATACAAACCGTAAAAAGTTCTTAATTGACCTATTGAAACTAGACCAATATGTTTCTTTCTTTGAGACATTCAAAGAAGCGGTAAGGGTAAATTCCACAGAAGTTACAACTATCAATGCGAAAATATCAACTATTGCAAAATGGTTAGAAGACAATTTTCTCGAAGATAGTTCCATACTTTCAAAAATGGATTTACCATTTTACTCGGAAGAAGATGAGATATCTTTACGTTCACTATTAGTAGAACTGGAAAATATCACTGAAAAGAATAAAAAAATAAATACTAATAATCAACTCAAACATCAGTTAAATGATATAGATTTGCATGAGTACAAAAGAAGGTTAGCAAAATACCCAGAAGAAGTCGATACTAAAATACAAATCTCTTCTGTAGCAACCTGGAAGTCTGAAATGATACATGAGGAAAGAATGCTTAAGAAGTATAATGACCTTATGCAACTAGAAGATATGCAGTGTCCAACTTGCGAACAAGAAGTTGACAAGATGTTTGTAGAGAGTATGATAAAAGACCATACTCAAAGAATAGAGCAGTGTGAAAAGTTTACACAAGATGCTGCAAAAAAGCTCACAAGATTGGAGGAAAACAATGCGATCCATAGGACAGCGCAAAGAGAAATCTCAAGTTGGGAAGACCTCTACAGGTCTGTTGACCACGACCTTACAACGACAGTCCTTGATGAAGCAGACTTACAAGACCAAGTTACTGAACTTCGCAAAACGATTACCAGTACTAAATCTGCTCTTCAAGAAGTAATAGAAGAAAATGAGAAAAGAGAACGACATAACACAAGAATTGGAATTATACTCGAACAGACTGGCGAATTTCAAAGTCAACTTGATAAACTTGAATCTGAACTATCAGATAAAGAAGAACACTTGGCGGCACTTGAAACGCTTAAGAAGGCATTTTCTACAAACGGACTCCTCGCGTATAAGATAGAGAGTCTAGTAAAAGAGCTAGAAGTTATGACAAATGATTATCTAGCAGAGTTTAGTGATGGTAGATTTAGTATCAATTTTGTTGTTACTAACGACAAACTAAATGTAGAAGTATCAGATAATGGAAACATTATTGACATACTAGCTCTATCTAGTGGAGAACTAGCAAGAGTGAATATTGCGACATTAGTTGCAATACGAAAACTTATGACATCTATTAGTAGAAGTCAAATTAATGTTCTGTTTCTCGATGAAGTCAATCAGGCTCTCGATGAACAAGGTAAAGAAAAAGTAGTAGAAGTTCTACTGAAAGAAGAAAGACTAAATACATATTTAGTATCTCATGGTTGGACACATCCGCTACTAGAAAAAATAGAAATAATTAAAGAGGATAATATATCATGTTTAGATTCATAACTAAATGGTGGAATATACTTATCGGAAATGATAAGAACTGGGATGGCGAAGTAGATATCAAAGATAAAATGCTTGACGCCAAACAAAAAAGTATGGAAAAGTAAATGAAAGGGTACATATTAACAATTTGTTTCTTTATGACAGCAACAATAGCATACACATACCAAAACTTAGAGTACAGAGGTGTTCCTCGTACTACTTCTTGTTCTGGTGAGTGTTATGCAGAGTATGTTCGCATAAATGGTACACCTGCAGAAATTGAAAGAAAAAAACAAGCATTAGCACAAGCTGACGAGTTCAGTAATATCAGAAGCCTATGGGCTGGATGTGCTGCCTGCCATGGTGCAGACGGTGGTGGTGGTATAGGACCAATGCTTGCTGGTCAAAATGCAGAAGATATTATTAGTAAGTTGACTATCTACAAAAACAGAGGACAGATTGGTGCACAGTCTGCTCTTATGTGGGGTCAAGCAGGTATGCTGACTGAAGATGAGATATCAACTATTGGCAAATTCATACAAGGAGGTATGCCAAAATGAAAATAGAAATTTACAGTATTCCTAACTGTCCATATTGTGTAAGAGCAAAAAATCTTGCAGAACAAAAAGGACATGAAGTAGTTTACAATATGATGGGCGAAGAGTTTCAAGCAGGGGATGTAAGAACATTATTCCCAACTGCTAGAACATTCCCACAAATTATTGTAGATGGCGAAAAGATTGGAGGTTATACAGAACTGGAGAAGTTGATTGGTTAATTCTAGACGGAAAGGACATGACGCAGAACTAAAAGCGGCAGCTATGATGAAAAGAATAACTGGAGAAAACTTCGTACAGACTCCAGGCAGTGGCTCAGGTAAAATTAAAGGCGATCTACATGTAGAACATAAACATAATTTGTTTTGCATAGAGATAAAACATTACAAAGATATGGGATTCAATCACAAAATCTTTACTCAAAAGAGTAATGTATTTGTTAAGTGGTGGTCTAAACTTTGTAGACAGTCTGAAGAAATGAAACAAGAGCCATTGTTAATCTTCAAAGAAAACCACTCGCAGTGGTATGTGGCAACGACAAGAAAGCCACAGTACAAAAAACATATGTATATAAACTGGCTTGGGTGCTATGTCACCTTTGCTGAACAATTTTTAGAAACACAAGAGGTAAAATTTACAAATGGCAATACAATTTACGAGCCATGGAAAGCCGATTCCCAATGGGAACTTATTGATTGTTGATGGACTCAATCTGGCTTTTAGATGGAAACATCAAGGACGCAACGACTTCGAACATGATTATATTCGTACAGTCGAGTCTTTAGCAAAGTCCTATAACTGTGGAGAGATAGTCGTTTTAGGCGATGGCGGTAGTAATTACCGTAAAACTATCGACCCAGAGTACAAAGCAAATCGTAAGGAACGATATGCAGAACAAACTCCCGAAGAAGCAAAAGAATTTGAAATGTTTCTTGCGGAGTTTCAAACTACTATGTCTAGTTTAAAACGTAAGGGTTACCTTACACTAAAATATGCTGGAGTAGAAGCTGATGATATAGCCGCACTTATATGCCAAAACCGAGAAAACATAGGTGTAGATGAGATATGGATGATATCATCAGATAAAGACTGGGATTTACTAGTTGACCCAAAAATAAGTCGTTTTTCGACTGTAACTAGAAAAGAAACAACAGTACATAACTGGGATGAACATTATGATTTTGACCCTGTTTATTTTTTGACTTACAAATGTTTGACAGGAGATAAGGGAGATAATGTTCCAGGAGTTGACGGAGTTGGACCAAAGCGTGCCACTCAGTTAATCGAGCAATACGGAGATGTATTTGATATTATGGCGAGTTTGCCACTTGACGGAAAGTACAAGTATATTCAAAACTTAAATGAGTTTGGAAGTAAAGGACTAGAAGTAGGAGTGCAACTCATGGATTTAACTTATGATGTCGAAGGCGCAGTACTTGGACACGGACAAGAAATTATAGGATTGGTGGAAAATTATGTCAGTGAAGATAGATTATAGTAGAGATTCTCTCTTGGATGAGTTCGCACATGCAACTCTAAAAGATAGATATATGATACCCGGTGAAAATTCACCACAGGAAGCTTTTGCTCGTGCAGCCGAGACATTCGCAGATGATGATGACCATGCTCAACGGTTATATGACTATGTCAGTAACTTATGGTTTATGTTTGCAACTCCTGTATTATCAAATGGAGGTACTCGTAGAGGACTACCCATTAGCTGTTTCTTAAATTATGTTGATGATAGCAGGGAAGGTATTACAGACCATTTTACCGAGAATGCTTTTTTATCATCATTTGGCGGAGGTATCGGAGGCTCATGGAGTGATGTTCGTTCTATAGGAACTAAAACATCTAAAGGTTCAGAGTCAACTGGTGTTATGCCATTTATGAAAGTTGTGGATGCAGAAATGTTGGCATTTAGCCAGGGAGTAACTAGACGGGGTAGTTACGCTTCTTATCTACACATATCACACCCCGAGATAGAGGAGTTTTTAGATGTCAGAAAGCCTACAGGCGGCGATACTAATCGCAAGTGTACTAATCTCCATCATGGTGTTGTTATTTCTGATTCCTTTATGGAGCGAATACACAATGCTGGAAAAATTGATAATTTCGACGATAGCTGGGACCTTGTGGATCCTCACACGAAACGAGTAGTAAAGACAGTAAGTGCGAGAGCCTTATGGGTAAAACTACTTCTTAATAGAATGGAAACAGGCGAACCTTACATTATGTTCGAGAATGCGGTACAAAATGAGTTACCTGACTTCCAGAAAAGAAAAGGATTGAAAGTTCATCATAGTAATTTATGTAGTGAGATTACTCTTGCTACTGATGAAGAAAGAACAGCAGTATGTTGTTTATCTTCTGTAAACTTAGAGTACTATGACGACTGGAAAGACCACCCAGCTTTTATACCAGATTTAATTCGTATGCTTGATAATGTATTATCGGACTTTATCGATAATGCGCCACCCCAATTAGAAAGAGCTAGATTCAGTGCTATGAGGGAGAGAAGTATTGGACTAGGCGCTATGGGATTTCATGCGTACTTACAGAAAAATGGTATACCATTTGAAAGTGCAATGGCAGGTGGTACTAATCTAGAAATGTTTAATTACATCAAAAATAAAGCAGACCAAACTACTAGAGAACTAGCAATAGAAAGAGGAGCATGTCCAGATGATGACACAGCTTCAGTGAGAAATGCTCACCTATTAGCTATAGCTCCTAATGCAAGTTCTAGTATTTTATGCGGTAACACTTCTCCAAGTATTGAACCTTTTAGAGCAAATGCTTATACTCAAAAGACTAAGACTGGAAGTAATCTAGTTAAAAATAAATATCTTGATTTAATTGTCAGAGAAAAGTCAAATAACGAAGATGAGTATGCAGAATACTGGAGAAGTATAGTTGCAAACAAAGGAAGTGTCCAACATCTAGATATACTAGAAGAGTGGGACAAAGATGTATTCAAGACTGCTGTAGAAATTAATCAGTCTTGGGTTATCGAACACGCAGCTGTGAGACAACAATTTATTTGTCAATCACAGTCTGTAAACTTATTCTTTCCTCCAGATGTGAACAAAGCAGATTTGCATAATGTTCATATGTTGGCATGGGCAAAGAATTTAAAAACATTATACTACCTTAGGAGTGAAGCTATCAGTAGAGCTGATAATGTTACTTCTCAGGCTAAAAGAGAGATAATCTTTGAACAACAAGATTGTCTAAGTTGCGAGGGATAAATGAGTAAACTATTAGAAGAACGAGATTATTATAAACCTTTTGACTATCCTTGGGCATTTGAGTTTTACAAAAAACAACAACAAATGCATTGGCTTCCTGATGAAGTACCACTCCAAGATGATATAAAGGATTATAACCAAAAGCTATCAGACGGTGAAAGAATACTTATAGACAATATATTTAAGTTTTTTACACAAGCTGATGTAGATGTATGTTGTGGGTATGCCAAGCATTACCTTCCAACATTCAAGCAACCAGAAGTAAGAATGATGCTAGTAAGCTATGCTGCTATGGAAGCAGTACACCAAGAAGCATACTCATTACTTTTAGAAACATTGGGTAAGTCAGAAGATATGTACCAAGAGTTTTTTGATATACAAGCTATGTCAGAAAAACACGACTATCTAACTGACTTCAATATGGAAACTCCACACGAGATGGCTAAGACCATGGCCGTATATAGTGGATTTACAGAAGGAGTACAACTATTTAGTAGTTTTGCTATACTTCTAAACTATCCAAGACATAACTTGATGAAAGGTATGGGGCAGATAGTTACATGGTCGATAAGAGATGAGTCCCTTCATGTTGAAGGACTATCAAAACTCTTTAGAACTTTTATTGCAGAAAATCCTGATATATGGACAGATAAGCTAAAATATGAGATATATTGTGCGGCAGAACGGGTTGTTGAATTAGAAGATAAATTTATTGATGTTTGTTTCGAGAAAGCAGATATTAAAGATTTAACAGCAAAAGAAGTCAAAGAATATATTCGTTATATTGCGGATAGAAGATTACTAGGACTAGGAATGAAAGGAATATTCCATAGTACTGAAAATCCATTACCATGGATTGATATGCAAGTAAATGCAGTTGAGCATACCAACTTTTTTGAAAACCGTGCTACCGAGTATGCTAAGGCTAGTACACAAGGCAATTGGCAGGATATTTTTAAATGAGTACAATTACAATCGATGGTATCGAACATGATACCGAGTCCTTTAACAAAGACCAGCAGGCGTTGCATCACGCTATAAATTTCTGTGATGTAAAATTAGTAGAACTTGATAATGAAAAGGCTGCTTTACAAACTGCAAGACAGGCTTATGTTAATGATTTAGGTAACAGTTTAAAGGACGACTAGTGGTAATATACATTGGCTATGATTCTGAACAACCCGAGGCATACGAAGTATGTAGGGAAAGTATCTTACGATACAATCGTAGCCATACCATTACACCTTTGATACTTAACGACTTAAAAGATGAAGGATTATACTGGAGACCGTTTCAAAATGAAAGTACAGAATTTGCTTTTACTCGGTTTCTAGTTCCGCATCTTTCTATGTATTCAGGTTTTGCACTTTTCTGTGATAGTGATTTCATGTGGAAGTGTGACCCTGCAGAACTATTCAATTACGCAAAATGTGGTAAGTCCATATATTGCGTTCAACACCCCGCCTTTCTATCTCCCACCACTAAGATGAATGATAAACCAAATCTATCTTATCCAAAGAAATACTGGTCATCACTTATGTTATTTGATAATGGTAAATGTAGACAACTTACCAAAGAGTATGTAAACCAAGCCCCAGCGGGTGCGTTACATGAAATGGATTGGGCGGAATCTATCGGTAGTTTACCTGCGGAATACAACGCCATGGTAAATTACTATCAATTTCCAGAAGCAAAAGCGGTTCATTTTACAGACGGTGGACCGTGGCATGATATACACGATAACCTAGGATACTCTAACGAATGGAAGAAACTTTACACAACCTTACAAACAACAAATCAATAATACTTGTCGGCAATTCTGTCGAAATATTACAACATCAACTTGCTGACTACATCGAAAGTTTCGATACAGTAGTGCGATTTGGAAATGGTATACCTGATGCAACTAATTGGGATAGTATTGGTAAGCGTACTGATATTTGGGTTACTGGGTATTTGAGATATGGTAAAAGAAAAATGTTCGCGAAAGATTGCGCAGTCTTGTTCAATCGTTCCCGAATACATCTCGGTGATGATGTCGATTCAAGACATCAAATAGATTTTAAATATGTAAATATGTTTTCGGACAAAGAGCTTATGTCACTCTTCAAATTATGTGGATCGGAAGTAGGGAAAACTGTTGGCGCAAGGCCATCGGCAGGTTTCATTGCAATACAATATTTTTTACAGAAAACAAAATTTTCTTCTCTTACATTGGTAGGCTTTGACTTTTTTTCGAAAGCACTTCCAATTATTGCTGGAACGAATAATCCTTATAGTTGGCATATTCCTTTAAACACAGTAACAAGCAATCCCCATTCCCCGAAGGAAAAAGAGATTGTAGTTGATTTATATGAAAGGGGTGTGATTGATTGGAAAATTTTAACCGATTTAGATGAGAGCTATCTAGACCTTTCCTAAGTAGAAACCTCTTTCTACTAACTTTCCTGCTGTTGATTTTTGTTTCGCTGTCTTAGTGAGCAATACATCATTTAATCTAGCGTTTCTAAAATTC